TTTCATATTAACCCCTCGGACAGCATTTGTCCTACCCCCCTCTCCATCATTTCCCACACACATGAAAAAGCGCACAGCTAAAACCAAGTCGGTTCAGCCCAAGTTGGCTGAGTACACCATCAACATGGAAACCATCACCGCGTCCGTAGACGACGCCAAGGCAACCCTCGACGCGCTCTACATGCTGCTCAACGCAGTCATCGAGCGGCTCGCCGAAGAGCAAGGGAGGGCCAAGAAATGAACCCTGACCTAGTGGTCGGCGAGATCGGCTTCGGCAGCAACTTCGGCTCCTCCGCGGAGCTGGAGTTCTACCGCGCGGAGGACAAGCGCAACTCGGCCGAAATGGCCAACCTCGAAGCGGAGAAGCGTGAGCTGATTAAGCGCGTCAACCGGCTCAAGCTCGTCTTGAAGCGGTGCGCGGCGCTCTCTCCCGATGTAAGCGACGAGAAACACGAAGCCCTGCTCGCCGTGGAGGAGCCGCTGTGAGCGCCGGAAAGGGCGACGCCCCGCGGCCGATAGACGGCTCAAAATACCGCGAAAACTGGGATGAAATTTTTTGCAGAAAACGCTTAAAAGTTGTTGCCCCTCTGTCCGCATTTGTCCACACTTGCCCACACCAAGAACCCACGGCTGCCACCACGCCGAGTGACGTAGAAACGGCAGCCCATGCGACCCGAACTTAAACAAACACTGCGCAGCGTATGGCCACACATTGCAGACGATGTCATAGCGGTGGACGAAGCGTGCGACCGATGGTTGCAGCGTCGCTACGAAATGCGGCAGCGCCGGAGGGAACGAAATGAGCGAGGCGCAACTACTGGTCTTCCTGACGCTGATCACGGCGCTGGCACTCGTCGCACTCGTAGCGAATGACGACGACGACAACTTTGTATGAAAACCACCACCCCACAAAGCCCAAACACCGAGAAGGCTGTGCTCGGCACACTCATGGCCGAGCCGAAGCTCGCCGATGAAGTTGCCGGTTTGCATGGCGATCTTTTCTACACTCCTGCCCACCGCGCGATTTTCGATGCGATCAATGAGATCCGCGCAGACGGCGGTGTTCCGAATATCATCGCGGTCACTCAGCGCCTCGACGCGCAGAAGAAGCTGACCTTTGTCGGCGGCGCCGGAGCCATCACCGAATTTCTCATGCAAGCGTGCGGTGGTCTCGCCGCGCTCGAATATCATGCGCAAACCCTGCGCGATCTGCACGGTCGGCGCTCGATCATTTCCGCGGCAGTTGCCATGCAGGCAGCGGCTAACGACATGGCCGCGAACGCCGACGAGGTGCTTCAGTCCGCAGGAGAGAGTGTCCTGTCGCTGAGTCTCGGCGCCCCGACCGACTCGATGCGCAGCGCGGCCGACATCGTGCCCTCGCTCCTCGAAGAGCTGGAAGCGCTGATGGACAACAAGCAGACCCTCGGTCTGCGCACCGGCTTCGCTGATCTGGATCAGGTAACCGGAGGTCTCCGCGGCGGCACGTTGAGCATCATCGCCGGACGACCGGCCATGGGTAAGTCGGCCTTGATGATGAACATCGCGGACAACCTGATGCGGCGCAAAGTTCCGGTGCTCTACTTCAGCCTCGAAATGCCCGCCAATGAGTTAGCCGCTCGCGTAGTGTTGTCGCGCGCGAACACCAACACCGAGCTGGTCCGCAATGGATTTGTCGATATGGCCGGAAAACGACGCATCGGTTCCGTTGCCTTGGATTTTTCCGGTGAGCCCTTGTACATAGATGACCGCTGTGGAATGTCTTTGTTGGACATCCGCGGACGTGCGCGACTCGCCGTGCGTCGCTGGGGCGTGAAGATCATCTTTGTCGATTACCTTCAATTGGTAAGCCACGGCGGCGCCAAGAGCCGTGAGAATGAGGTCGGCTTCGTTTCGCGCGGACTCAAAAGCATGGCCATGGAGCTAGGCATTCCAGTGGTCGCCGCCGCGCAGTTAAACAGGCAAGCGGAGAACCGGCCCGACAACCGGCCGAAGCTGTCCGATTTACGCGAGAGCGGCAGCATCGAGCAGGACGCCGATCTCGTTGCGCTCGTTCACCGCCCTGCCTACTACGCGGTCGCCGACGAGGAGCCGGAGCCGCAGGACGCGGAGTTAATCATCGCCAAGCACAGGGCCGGACGCACCGGCACCTTGAATATGACATGGCGTCCGAGCCTGACGCGCTTCGATGCGAAGACTCCTGTCAGCAACATCGTCTCCGCGCCGCGTCTGACCGACGAGGGCAATAGCGTCTACGCACCGGACAAGCAGCTCTGGGAGGCGATCAATGAATAGCGCTGAAAAACTCAGGGACGTGCTGCATCCGCAGTGGCACTACTTGTCCGCTGACAAAGCTGCACTTATTTGCGACCGAGACGGTGCCTCAATTTCTGGTTTTGTTGTGACCAACAATAAAACAGGCGAAATCGCCATCGTTGATAAAAGCGCGGTGCGCTGGCTTTCGTCGGACGAAATGTGGTGGCTCATGCATGATTCACAGTCGCCACTTAACAAAGAGGCCATCAACGAATGATCAACTCCCGCCAAAAAGGCGCCTCGTTTGAACGCGAAGTTGCCAAGGCTCTGACCGCCGAAGGTTTTCCGGCCAAGCGGGGCGCGCAGGTCTCGCAGGGATCTTGGGGGATCTCCGCACCGGACGTGATTGTGCCCTGCTTGCCGGACTTCCACTTCGAGTGCAAGCGGCACGGACGCGCACGCTTCGATCTCGATGCGGCCGTCGATCAGGCGCGCCACGATGCGGGTTATTTTTACGGCGGTAGCCGCAAGATCGCCGTCATCCACCGCAAGGATCACTGCGACATGCTTGTCACCATGCCTTTTGAGGACTTTGCCGCTCTCGTGCGCCACTCCGACTTTCCCATCCAACCAAAAACACCAAACCCACATACACAAAATGAATAAAAGCACCATCACCACGCCTGTCGGCGCAGCCAAATACCCACACCTCAACAAACCGGACAAGAAGTATGCGACGAAAGAAAAGCCTCACGGCGAGTTCAAGGTCGATCTTGAAATGTCCAGCGAGGACGCCGCGGACTTCATCGCAAAGATTGATGAAATGTTCAGCGAGTTTGTCGCCGACAAAAAACGCGAACTCAAAAAAGACGCGCTCAAGATGCACGCCTTTCCGTGGGAAGAAAACGACGGCATCACCAAGCTCAAGCTGCGAGTGAAAGCCATGGGGCAGACCAAAGAGGGCGAGCTGTTTAGTCGGCAGCCGAAAATGTTTGATGCTTCCGGCCAAGCGGTCACCGAAAACATCGGCGGCGGCAGCAAGCTCAAGGTCGCTGTGGTGCCATACTTTTGGTACACCGCGTCGCTCGGCGCCGGAATCACGCTGCAGCCCAAAGCCGTCCAGATTTTGGATCTCGTCACTTGGAGCAGTGGCGGCAGCGCCGAGGCTTACGGCTTCGAGGTGACTGAGGCGCCTCGCGCATCGGTCAAAACCGGAACCAACAACGAAGAAGTCGAGTGGTAGTCATGGCAACTACTCGCAAAAGGGGGGCGGCAAAACGCCGCTCCCCTTCGGCCAAGGCCGCGGAACCTGCGCCGGAGCGCTTCGCTGCAGACGGACGCAAACTCGTACGTTTGGAGAGGCTCAGGGCGCACCAGAAGTATGTCCTCGCGGACGGCACGCAAGTGGTCGGCGCCTCGACCATCTCCAAGATCGGCGACGATCAGTCCAACTTGATCCACTGGGCATGGGGTCTCGGCAACAAAAACCAAGACTACCGCAAGGTGCGCGACCGCGCGGCCGACATCGGGACGATCACGCACTTCTTAATCGAGTGCTTTTTCCACGGTTGGGTGGCTGACCTCTCCGAGTTCGCACCGGCCGACGTCGAGAAGGCGGGCGTCGCGTTCAATAACTTCCTGTCGTTCTGGAACGAGCAGGGTCTCACGGTGCTGGAGCCGGAAGTGCAGCTCGTCAGCGAGGCGCACTTGTTTGGCGGAACGATTGACGCTCCGTCCGTGGACAAGCAGGGCCGCATTGTCTTGCTCGACTGGAAGACATCAAGCGGCATCTACCTGTCGCAAAAGCTGCAGCTCGCAGCGTATGAGCGCTTATGGAATGAGAACCGGCCGGACCAGAAGGTTCAGCGCCGCGCCGTCGTTCGCATCGGCAAGGAAAAGGCAAACGATCACAGCATCGAGTGGATGTTCTCTTCGGACAACGAGTGGGATCTGTTCAAGGCCCGCCTTGATCTGCACTACGCAAACCTCCGCTACAAGAAAGCCGCCTGATGCCTCGCCGCAAATACATAGCCATCATCCGTAGGAAGCTCGGCCGCGAAAAAGCGGACGGACTCACTATGGGTGATGGCCGTGTGTTCATTGATCCGCGGCAAAGCGGCATCAACGAGCTGGACACCATCGTCCATGAGTTGCTGCACGACTGTTTCCCACACCTAAGCGAAGAGGCCGTCGCCGATGCCGCCGGAGTCATGGCGCGCAGCATGTGGCGCGACAAATGGAGGAGGGTCATGGAATGACGTCCGCAATCCTCATCGCCTTGGTCGGCCTGCTCTATTTCGCCGTGGCCATCGATCAATTCTGCATACAGCACAACTTTTGGGCCGGTGTCGTCTGGTTTGGCTACAGCGTTAGCCAGATCGGTCTTTGGCACATGACCATCCGGCCATGATTCATGAGTAAATACAGCATTATGACAGACGAAATTGCCGAAATCGACAAGACCATCGCCCTGCTAAAGACGCAGCGCACCAAACTTGTCGCCGCGGCGGCAAAGAAGAAGGCGGATGCGTTGTGCGCGGAGATGCGCAAGCGCAAGCAAGCGAAATGAATTTTCTGATGGCAAAAGCGGGTTCGTGCAGGCGCGCATGGTGGTGTGCGCCTCGGAGCAAGCCGGTATGCCCAGCCCCACGGAGCACGACCAGTGGGGCGCCATCAAACTTTAGAGCGTCAGGGAATGCGGCGGACGTTGTGGTCTGGTCATTTCATACCCCTGCCCCTGTAACCGCATAAAACAGGAGCCGCTCTATGTATTTCGAAACTGAACAACACCGCGAGGTCGAGGCACGCATGCTGCAGGAGGTCGCCGACAAATACGGCTACCAAGTCGAGCGCTGCAGCAAGGCGTATCCGGTGGACGCCGTCTTTATGCGCAACGGTGTAGCCAAGCGTCTGGTCGAAGCGCGGCGCCGCTACAACTCAAAGAACGCATATCCGACATTCCGATGGGGTCTGCAGAAATACGTTCATGTAATGCAATTCAGCGACGTTCTGCCAACAACGCTGATTGTCGAATGGACTGAGGGCATCTACGCGCTGGATATCATGCGGAAGCAGTATCCGGTCGGGTTCTTCCGTCCGCGTGAGGCGCGACGAGAGGCGGACAACGAGCCATGCGTCGAGATTCCGGTGTCGGACTTTAAGGCGGTCATCGAAAGGGGCGCCAATGTTTAACACTTTGCCGGACAGCGCGGTTAGACGGATGAGCGCTATGGACTGGAGGCTTCCGGTCGGCGCCACATCGAGGTCGGGAGGTCACCGTATGGTGTGCCGCAACCTTGGCAACCCGCGCGTTGAAAAGGTGCTGCAGCACCGTCTCCGGTATTCCTTTGGCGGGGTGATGAAAGCGGCAGACATGAAATCTGTTCAGCTAGGTTCGTCCCGATGTGGTATCGCCCAGCCCCGCCAAAACAAAGGTGCCGCCTCGCTGACAAAAGCCCCCTCGGCTTTTCGCAAGATAGGCGAAGCGGTCAACAGACAGGGAACGCTAACCATCACCGGCTTCAATGCGCGTCTGGGCGCTGAAATGCCGGTGGCCCTGTCTCTTTTTTTCCAATGATTAGCTGGTCACCATATCCAATGCGCGCCGAGGTCGCCGGTGTCGGCACCGCGTGGCTGCTCTACGTCCAGCCGCAGGGCGGCATGGCGAACGACATCTGGACGTTTGTGCCGGAATCCACCGGCCAACCGCTGCACGTCCGCAGCGACCAGTTCCATTTTTCAGAGAATCCGACTTTAGATATAGCAACTTTGGGCGCTGACACGGCTTAACAAATCGGTTCTGGGAGGGACCGCGCGTCAACCAGTCAGCGCCCATTACATTTTAGAGGGGAGAGCGCAGCGGAGTCTGCGCAGTGGGAGTGAACGAACAGAAACAGCGGTTTCAGCCGACCGAGCACCCTGTGATGAAGATCGACACCGATCTTCTGAGCAAACTGGGGCCGGAGGAAGGCTGGCAATATCTCAAAACTAGGGAAGAGCTGATTGCGCGCGAGGCGAGCGATCCGTTCCGCTTTGGTTATGTGCCGCCGCTGTGGAAAAAGGCCAGCGAACTCCTCGATAAGCACCGAGAGCTGCTCGTCATGGGCGGAAACCGGAGCGGAAAAACGGAATGGGCGGCGAAGGAGGTCATTAAATTGATGCACAGCAAGGCCGGAGCCGTCGTCTGGTGCTTCGCCGAGACGTCCGCGACCAGCATCGAGTCGCAGCAGCCGCGCCTGTGGAAGTTTATGCCCCCTGAGTGGCGCAATGCGCGCAAAAGTCAGGTCACAAACATCAGCTACACGGTCAAAAACGGCTTCTCGGAAGCCAAATTCGTGGCACCCAACGGTTCGATCTGCTGTTTCAAAAATTACGCACAGGATTTGAGTGTCATAGAAGGCGCCGAGCTGGACATGGCATGGTGCGACGAGCTAGTCGGTCTGGATTTGCTTGAAACGCTCCGTTTTCGTCTCGTAGACCGCAACGGAAAGCTCGCGGTCACATTTACGCCGGTCCAAGGCTACAGCCCGACCGTCGCGTCCTACTTGAACGGCGCAAAAACCATCGAGGACGCCGACGCCGAGCTGCTGCCGAAGCGCGCCGAGAAGGACGGCGAGCAAATCATCACCGGATACGAGAAAGTCCCGATCCTGCAGATGAGCACGCGCAACCGGCCGGTGCTCTACTTTCATACGCGCGCCAATCCATGGGCCGGATGGTCTCGTATGCGCAAGGAGCTGCAGAATGAGACCCGCGAGCGGATACTTTGCCGCGCCTATGGTGTGCCGACCAAGGCAATCTCCGGCCGCTTCCCACTATTCAACGAGAAGGTCCACGTCATCAGGCACAGCGACGTGCCGGAGGGTACGCGGTATCACTGGGTTGATCCGGCCAGCGGGAGAAACTGGTTTCAGCTCTGGTCCGTTCACGACTCGGCCGGTCGCTGCATAATTTACCGCGAATGGCCAAGCATGGATGACTACATCCCATCTATCGGATACGCCGGAGAGTGGGCGCTGCCGGACGGCAAGAAGATGGACGGAAAAGCGGGACCGGCGCAGAGCGATTTTGGCTTTGGCTTGGAGCGCTACGTCGAGGAAATCAAGCGCGTCGAGAACGGCGAGAAGATCTTCGAGAGGTACATGGACAGTCGCTTCGGCAACGCGCCGACGCTCGCGCGCGAGATGCCGACGACCCTGATCGATGAGATGGGCGAGCTGGGTGTGGACTTCCTCGCCGCACCGGCCGACTCGATTGACGAGGGTATCGCCATGGTCAACTCCATGCTGCACTACAACCCTGAGCAGCCGGTCAACGCGCTCAACCAGCCGAAGTTGTACATCTCGGAGCGATGCAAGAACACGATCTATGCGCTGGCGACCTATACCGGAGCGGACGGCAAAAAAGGGAGCACAAAAGACCCTGTTGACTGCGTGAAATTCATCGCGCTCTCCGGCGCCGGAAACGTGGACGGCGAGACGCTAATGTCCCGCGGAGGAGGAAGCTACTAGTGGCCATCTCCGGTGTTGTTCCCCCGCCCCCGCGCGCGCGTCCTCCCAAAAGGCGCAGGGATGAGCCGCCTCGCTGCGGTGTATGCACCAAGCCGCTTGGCATCGAAGACATCCACGGCATCGACAACCAGCTCGGTGCGGTCTGCTGCGAATGCGGTCCTCACGTCGTCGCAGCCAACAGCATCATGTATCCGTTCTACATCTGACCTTATGTTCACAAAAACCAAAACCATACCGGTGGACCGCTATGCCGTGTCCGACAACTACGACCCAAAGGGCGCACTCGCCTTCAGCCGCGAGCAAGCGCCCAATGCCTACTTGGCCGTGATGACAGAGCTGCAGGATCGCATCGCCGACGCCGTCACGTTGTGCAGCACGATGGCGACCTCAAAGGAAGCCGGATACTTGGCACACGCCGCCGGTCAGCTCTGCGCGCTACAGGAACTGTGGGACGCGCTCGAAGCACGCCGCGCGGAGTCGCATCGAGTGGAGTAGCTTTTGCGTCGTAGTCCAAGCGTGCTTTGGGTTTTAGCCGCCAATGTAAGCATGCGGCGACACTATACCCGCGCAGTGCAGCGTGAAGTAAACATTACGGCTTCTTAAAATACTACTGGACATCCGTTCAGTATTACCGAATACTAGATGTATCAACGTGGAGTCGCGCCCTCATGGCGCACAGGTGTTGATCGGACTGAGCGACGAACGCTCTGGCACCATCTTGGGAGGTTTAGACCATGGCGGAAGGGAAAGTGGCGTCGAACGACGCTGATGTAGATGTAGTTTCACTGGCTATACAGGAGCTGTCTGGCGGCATGCCGGAGCAGAAACTGGAAGAAGTGAAGTCGGCGGATGACGCCGAAGATCTTTTACAAGACGAGACAAACGAAGAGGAGACCGAGGAGAACACCGAGGAAACCTCCGAAGAGGACAGCACAGAAGAGTCTGGCGACTCGGAAGATTCCGAGGACAGCGAAGACGAGGCAGGCGAAGCGCCATCACCGGACAACGTCCAGAAGCGCATAAATAAACTGACGGCGCAAAAGAAGGCCGCAGCCGAAGAAGCCGCCACCGTCAAATCGCAATACGAGGAAGCGCAAAAGCGCCTCGCCGAGCTGGAATCGCAGGTCAATGAGGCATCGCGCCCGATCCTGCAGCCTAGCGCGGAGAACCCGCTCGCCGACGTCGATACCGCCGAAGCGCTTGATGCGAAAATCAAAAGCGCTCAGGAGGTTCGCCGCTGGGCCTTAAAAAACAGCGACGGTGCCAGCGTAAGGAAGCCAGACGGAACCGAGACCTATCTCGATTCCGATGCGGTCAAAGAATATTTGATCCGCGCGGACGATATCCTCGTAACGCATGCTCCCGCTCGACGCGAATGGCTTGCCCAAAGGCAACCAGCAGTCGAAGCGGCCAAGAACCTGTTCCCCGACCTCTTCACAAAAGGCAGCGCGCTCAACCAAGCGTTCCAAGCGACCGTAAAACAGGCGCCGGAGCTACTGAAGCTCCCGCAGGTTGAATACTGGGTCGGCTTGGCGCTCTACGGTGAGCAGCAGCTTATGGCCAAGCAGGCAGCGTCCAACGCTAAAGCCGCCGCGTCGAAGAAAGTCTCGTCTAATAAGATCGCAAAGACACCTACCCCAGCGAATCCGATTAGCGCACCGAAAACTTCTACCAAAGGCGCCGTTTCTAAAGCGGCCAGAGACAGAGTTATGTCGAGTGGCAGGATCGATGATCTTGCCGATTACGTCTCGGAAGCTCTGTTCAACTAAGAACAACCTCACACTAGAAAGAAAAACTTACTATGGCAGCTCCCGCGGGACAATTGTTCCCCTCAGTTGGAAATAGGGAAGACATCCTTGATGTTCTTACCTACGTCGATAACAAAAACACACCCATCTCTTCGAGCATTGCTCGCGTAGGTGCGGACATCACTAATCCTTCGGTTTACAGCTATTTGGCCGATTCTTACAGCGCTCCGTCTACTGACGGCGTTGTTGATTCCTCCGATGTGACCGACTTCTCGGACGCAGCCGCAAACCGCGTTCTTCTCAGCGCTCGCGCTCAGAAAATTCGCCGCACTGCCCGCGTGTCGGACTTCCAAGCGAACCTCGCTGACGTTGCCGCCATCGGCCGTCGCAAAGAATTTTCCAAGGCCATCGCCAAGACGATCTTGGAAGTCAAACGTGACGTCGAAGCGACCATCAGCTCGGACAACGAATCCGTCGAAGGCTCCGGCAGCGTGGCTTATAAAACTCGCGGCTTGGGCAAGTGGATCGCAACGGCCGGTTCTCAAACCGACCTTCCGGTTCCGACCTCGCAGGCGACTCCTTCTGCCAGCATCAACTCGACCGCGACCGCGTCGCTCACCGAGAGCGCCCTGCAGAACGTCTTGCAGAGCATCTATGAGCAGACTGGTTCGCAGGATCGCTTGGTCTTGGTTGCTGGCCCTTCCCTGAAGAAAGCCATCACCAACTTCACGCGCTTCACGGTCAACAGCACCTCGAACGTGTTCAACCTCCGCCAGACGGCGCAAGCCGCCAGCTCGGATCGTCTCGTCTCGAATATCTCGTTCTACGAAGGAGATTTTTCGACTTTGGAAATCGTCAGCAGCCTATTTTTGGCCGCCAACGCTTCGACCGACGCCGAGAAGTATGCTCGCGGTTACATCATGTCGCCTGAGAGCGTCATGCTTCGCTACGGCCGCAAGCCGCGCTTCCAAGAGCTGCAAGACAGCGGTGGCGGACCTCGCGGTCTCGTCGATTGCATCGTGTCGCTCGCGGTTATGTCGCCCAAAAATATGGGCAAGTTCGCAGCCACCGCCTAATTCAAACTCTTAACAACTAACTAGAACAAACTAATCAGATGAAAGTGTTTGAACTTCCCGCAGAAACCAAAGCCGCAACCGGCTTTACCCACAAAGCCGTCGTCGTAGCCAGCGACCTCACCAGCGCCACCAACACGCAGACCCTGAGTCTGCTGGCGGTTCCTGCTGGCTCGGTCATCAGCAACGCCGCGCACAAGCTCGTCACCCCGCTGGTCTCCAGCGATGGCACGGTTGACGCTGTTGCCTACACGCTCGGCAACACCGCCTCGGCGACCTCGCTCATGTCCAGCACCGAAACGCTCGGTGCGGCCACCGAGGTTGTCTACAAGGCGATGACCGTCACGGCTCCGGTTGCCATCACGGCAGCCAGCCAGAACATCGTTGCCGCCTTCACGGCGAC